TATGTAATTTATAATATAATCTATTCTTGTTCTATTCCTAAGGTAACCAACTTAATCATTTCATTACGAAAATCATATAATGGAATCTGTGATAACTTCTTTATCTTTTCGCACTGATTCCCTTCTGGCATAGAGGCTTCTAATAAGTCTAGAATCTTACCTACCATCCTAGAATGTCTCGCAATAATGTATTCTTGTTCAGGTGTAATTTTTTGTACATCTACCATGATGTCCTCCTTTTCTAAAACTAAAACTATTTAAATTCTATATCCAGGACTTAGATACTTCTGTAATCCGTCTGTTGCAGAGAGTGTATTTAGTAAAACATATCCTATAGACTTACTTAAAAAATTACTCCCTCTGTAATTAGTATTGTCAAACACCCGCCATTGTCGATCAGGCATCTTAACAGGTTTGCCTACCTTATACGTTTTGGTATGCGCTGCTACACGAACGTTCCCCTTGTTCGTTTTTCTCATATGAGTAGGTACTTTTTGAACCCACGGAGCAACCTCTACTGTATCCATTTTTCCAGTCTCTACCCTGACTGCATATGGAACAGCATATTTAATTACCCAGCTGTCCTCATCAAACTCTAGGGTACCAGATCCTTTAAGATTACCTGAAGAAATTGGTACTCTTTTTTGCGCTTCCGCAAAGACAGACCAACCCAAAAGTTTTACACTAGATGTAATCAAATCCTGTAAAGCCTCTTGTTGCTGATTCGTCCAATCAAAAGTAAAAGTAACTTTTTTAGTAAACCTACCTTTTGCGTCTCTTGCTCGCATAGCTCCTCCTTCTAAACTATATTATACTCAGTAAGAGGAGCTTTTTGCTACGTCTATCCAGACATCAGGAAGAATATCTTTAAACTTACTAGGAACAGTATCATATCTATTAAGATATATGGTTTCTTTAGCAATATATCCATACTTTGGATGCCAATAAGTAACTATTTGTTGAGGTTTAGTTATAACTGCTAGACGTTGTAGGGCAAACTCATCACCACCCTTCATACATCCACATATCAAAGCATGTCCAGTTCCTATGTCTAGCTCATCTGTTCTGTGAAAATGTCCCATCATTACGGAATCAAAAGAAGCAGGTAGGATATTAGGGTCAATTATCTCGTTATTAACCTCCCCAGCCTCTACTTCCAACCCCTTACGAAATTGCAGAACTGACCTTAACGACGTAAGCACTCTTGTAATGGCTGTTAGAGATCCAGCACCTGAAGCACTATCCCCATGCATAATTAAAACATTACGGTTATATACTTGGAAGGTGTTTATAAAACTCTTTCGAATATCAAAGTCAATGTTCTTTTGGTCTCTACAAAAGGCAGCAACCCATTGGTACAACAAGAAATCCCAATCCATGTACTTATCTTTCATCGGGGGTTTTCTAGTCATACGTCCATGGTTTCCTACCACACAAGGAACCTTAATTGTATCAAAGTGTGGAGCTAGATACATGAGAGCTTGGGCTATAAGGTTCGCTCCCCTAATTATCTGTTCCATACAATTAGCGATATTACTTCTAGCTAGCTCTTCGTGTATATCCCCACTTATCATGTCCCCCAACATAGGAACAATTAAATCATTAATTGGGACTGCTTCACGTCTAAGCTGTACTAAATTTAATACTTGTGTTGCCCAACCAGACAAACGTTTATTAAAAATATCGAAATTATATGAATTTAGCCCAGCCATTTGCTGGTAATCAATGTCTTCCCCTATATGAGTATCTGTAAGTGGGGCTACGACAGTTTGGGTAGAACTCCCCTTGCGTTTTCCACTAGGCTTATTTGACTTATACATCGGTAGGTTATCAAACGCAGGAGTATAATATTTAATAGCATCTACTAGAAGGTTTTGTTTCGCCGTATCCTTTAAAGATGTCTCATACAGTTTCTTATAATATGTTGATTCCGCTTTAAAAGTTGCAAGCTTTTTATCTAACTTAAGCCTATCATCTAGAGAGTCTAGTACAACATCTTCAGGATCAGTTGACCCTATAGAGACCTCTTTGTCGTACCATCGCATTACGGTAGTTCGATGAACGTCTACTCCGTATTTCTGTAATAGGAACTTCGCTAGGTCTGTCCAATTCGCTCCTGCTAATCTTTTCTTTATTAACTCCTCTTTTGCTATTTCTGGTATCATATACTTTCCTCCTTAACGCTATACTATTTCCACACATCAAACAAGATAAATCACCCTCCGAATTAACATACACAGAACCTTTCGTACATTTAGGGCATAGTCCGTGATGTAATAACATCTTAGGTGTCCTCATTTAGTAGTTTTTCCAAACGTTTATTAAAAGGTAACTTTGGTTTTTCTGGTTCGGTTCTGTCTTCGTCATCCTCTATTGTATCCTTTGCCCCTCCTCTATGAAACGGATTAATGTCGGCTCTTCCGCTTTGCCATTTCTTCGATAATTTATTGGGGTCTTCTCTATCTTCAGTCTTAGCCTCATCCATAATACGTTTCTGATCATTCTCTGTCATCTTCTGTCCTGCTACAAGATTTGGATCATTAGGTAAGTCAGAGCCTCGCTCAATAACTTGAGGAGGATCACTTTGTGTCGCCTTGGAATGGGGTAAAGTTTGTTTCTTCTCATCTTCTTTCCGTAATTCAAGTCTAACAGAGTTTACTAAATCTGTCAAGTTTATTACTGAGGATTTAACCATCTTCTTTTCTGGAGAATTATCGGTAATAAATTGACCCAGACGCTCTATTCCTGTTTTCTTCTTCTTCTTGGGTTTATCCTTATTCCCCCCATAAGTTGGGTTAAAGATTCCTGAATTAGTAGATGTGAAAACAGTCCCACCCCCTGATAAGGCACCCCCACCATCTCCACCACCATCTTCTTTATTAAGTGACTGATGGAGTTTTTTAACAGAAGAGCTTGTAGGTTCTTTTTTCAATTCCTTACGTGGGCCTAATACTCCCCCATGTTTAGCTGGAAACTCAGTACCATGTCCCTTTATTCTAGGGAGTAGATGGTCAGGAGTTTGGGGTTTACCACTTACTCTATCAAGTACAGGACGTTTGGGTTTTACTCCCTCTTGTCTAGCCCCAACATTTATTTTTCTCAATTGTTTATTGTGTTTAGTCGGCATTACTTTCTCCACGTTCGTTTTCTTCATCAATCACATCCCCAGTATAAGGTTCCCCTTGTACATTCTTACGCTGCTTACGGTCTCTGTTTGCTTGTGTGGGAGCATAAGAAATAGACGGTTGACGTAATGTCGGTTTAAATACAGCCTTTTGTACGTAGACATGTGTCCCTAAATCGGCTACATAATCAACCCCATTTTCGGTAAACCACATTTGTTTCCCATTTGGTGTCACTTGTTTAATCATGGGGGCTGCAAACCCTTGTTCCATTAATTGTTCTATCCACGTTTTTGGAGCTTCATATTGTTTTAAGACTCTTTTATTAACTCCTTTAGGGGGTCTTCCAGGTAAACCCTTAATATTCCATTGACGCTTTTCTCCCTTACGCTCTCTATCTTCAGCCCATTCATCAATATCCCGTTCCTCATTTGGCCCCTTACCATGCCAATCAGGTTGTGGGTATGCCCCTTGGTTCTTCTTCAAATCAGTTTCTTTTATGAATCCTTCAGAATCTAGTAACCCCATACTACAAACCCCCTTCTTCTTCCTCGCCACCCTCAGGGGCTGCTTGGTCTTGAGACTGAGACATCTGTTCCTGTTGAGCAATCATAATAACTGAAATTGTCTTCTTTCTTTATTTTGAATTTTGAACTCTCTGCAATATCACCCCAATCATCATCTTCATCATCATTAAGTTATTCTTGCTTTCGTGTTTGCACTTGGGCAATAGCATCCATTTTTTTGCTTGACATAGGGGCAGGAGTTTACATACCCCAATCATCTTCTTCTTCTAGATTATTGACTGCCATTTTATCAATAGGTACATCTTTTGGCTAATTTGTATTTCCATTTTTTGAATTATCTGCTGCGCTAATTTAATCGACTGTTAGGTCACCCCAATCATCTTCTTATTCTACCTTTTTTTCTTCAGGTTTTATTAACTTTGGTTTTGATACATTTGTGTCACCCCAATCATCTTCTTCTCCGAGTTTATTCTATTTAGTAGTCTTTTTAACGGGAGACTGAATATCTTCCATTAGATCGTCCAAATCCATAGTATTTTTAAATTCCTTAATTAATATGTTATAAATTTGAATTGTCCAAGAAAGTATTTAAATGAGTCATTTGATTTATTTTCTCAAGAGTACGGGGTTTTGGGGTTTTGGGG